AATATTGCTTTGCAATAATTATCAATGTCACTTTTCTTGGTTGGCCGCTCTTCACCTGATAAACAAGCCTGTGTGCGTTTTTTACTGTACGAGGCGGGAACAGGTAGGGTTATGTAGATATAAGCTCCTACGGGCGTTTCTAAGGGCTCTGAAGCACCCATAGCAAGCTTTGCCGACTCAGAAACCTTAGTTTCATACTCAACTGTATTTTTTGGACTGTAAGTTGAGACAAATTTGCCCCGTCTGGCAAACCTTGGTCTGCCTTTTGGTACTGGTGTTCCTTCCACCATAAATGTGACCATAAAAGTCATGTGAGTGTCCCATCTTTAATTCTGTTCATGTAGTCTCTAATTCGGTCTCTAGCACCGCTGCCGTAAATTCGTTCTGCTCTCTCAAGTCGGGCACGAATGAGATCCCTGTTCTTACCCCACTCCCAATTGCGATAGAGTTCCCTAGCCTCTGCTTGCTCTAGGATGACCCTATCGCTTGAACCTTGGATATTACGTCTGCTGTAGGTCACCAGTAAGCTCCAAAGCCATACGGATTATTTTTTCAGGGTAAGGCACTCCGTCTTTGACCTTGTCCAAAAGTTTCATTGCATCTTCGTATGTCATATAAATAAAAGTTGTTGGGTTTTTACTGTTGTTCCAGAATCGTATCTTTTAGAGTTACCTTTTGGATACGGGCTAATTTCATAATTAAGTTGTTTAAGCAAACTGTTTTTTTGTGATTTACTACCAACAAAATAAACATAACGATGTTTAGCACTTCTGCTAATTCTGTTTTCAGAGTTACCAAGGTTGTGCCTACTGTGTTTTCCATCCTCACCAGCCATGTCGGTGCGTTCTTTTGTCGTGCCAGTAAACAAGAAATTGCTTGCTTGATAAATGTACCCAATATGACCCATAGATGTGTCAGCGTAAGAAACCACAATGGTAGGTTTTGGCAACATTTGTAAACTTTTACTTACCAAAAATGAAGCACCATTTTTAACTCCATCATTTAGGCAAAGTCGGTTAAGTTCTAAAACCTTGTTTTTGTTGTCAATGCCACAAACACCCATGCAAAGAAATGGACTTGCTGGTACGCCATAAGTAACAACACCTACTAACTGTTCATCATCATATAAACCAAAAGCAAATGAAATAGGACACATACGCTTGGCATAGTGTTTTTCAAGTAACCAAGGTTCAACTTCAAAGTTGTTTATTGGCAACACTTTCATGCTTTTCTTCTCAATTCAGCCATCTTTGCCAATACCTCAAATGGTATGGGGGCGGCCTTCTTATCATCTGCCTTTATCTTTTCCAATGCAGGGTCAGGAAGGTTAGATGGTGCAACAGTTACCCTACCTATGTCGGCAGGATTCATCTTGGGTGCGTTGGTAGTTCTCACCCAATTGCGCCATGTAGCATTCCAATCAAGCTTTACACCCTTTTGACCAGGTTGTGAAATCCAATAATCCTTAAACTTTTCAAAAGTTTGTACTGGTTCTAACTCTGGTCTTTCTTGTTTACAAAAAGCTAACCATTCACCTGTAAAAAGAAAATCTGAAGAGAGGCGTGAGCCTCGCTTGTTATCTTTCTTATGTTTTGTGTCTTGTGTTATAGGTAATGTGTTATGTGTAGCATTGCTATCGGATTGCGTTGGTAATGCGTTCGCATCCTTCTTACCCCATCTAGCTTTAGCTGAAGCACTAGCCTTTTCAGACTTAATCCCAACTTTAAGAATTTCTTGAATGACTCTAAGGTTTATCCACCCATCATCATTTTTCTCAAAGTACTCTTGCAATACGATTGCAATGCTTTCGCTATGCGGTCGCATACGAATTTGCCTAGATATTTCATCAATATCAAATGGCAATGGTTTTTCATGGAGATAGCACCAATCAAGCATTCTGCGAAATGCAAGGTCTTCTATTTCGGATAGGTGCATGGTGTGACTGTTGTAGTCACCAATGTTGAACTGGTAATAGTGCATAGCTGTCTCATGTTCCAATTCTCCCTAAAGAAACTGCGGCAGGAGGGGAGACTTCTCTTTTCGGATGGGAGATCAAGCCCAACCTAGCCGTGTTTCAAAACAATATAACCTATTTTTGACTACGTTTCAAGTTTCTATAGTTGGTCGTTGAATGGCCAATATGGAAAAAATGACAATGTCCACATTTGTAAATTTGAAAAGAATTATCTCTTTTTTTACTGATTGTGGACTCAGCTATCGTGAATGTCGGGAAGGGATGCTTACCCGCACACTGTACGGCAGGGTCAAATTTGTCGGTTGTTTTCACTAGAAACCGCCTTTGAATAGGTTGTAAAGGTGGGATTGCCCTTGTAAAAGCTTCTAGCATGGGCATTCATTATTCTGTACTCAGCAGGGGTAAATATACCCTTTGCGTTCCTGATATCAAAGGGATTCAGTTTGTCTTCAGGCTCACTTTGTTTTTGCTCCCATATTGGATTCGTTAAAGTGTACTGTGCCACCCAGTAGCGACCAGGCTTGACCTGTCTTGTCGTCAGCTCACCTTTGTAGCGTAATTTCTTGGCCGTAGACAGAACTGTAGACTTGCTCATACCCGTTAAATTGGCCACCTCATCAGAGGTTAAAGGACCATTTTGTAGGGCATTGATTACTAACGCTTGGCTCATTTGTACATTCCTGAAATGTTGATGGGTTTGTCGGTGTGAAGCTCTAAGGCTTTGCATAGTAAAGCAACAATGGCGGCATCTCTGTCGTCAGGTTGGCTATAAGTTATAACCAAGTTATAGGCGTAAGCCAATAGAGCTTGGGCGCATTCGTGTTCAGTTTGTTCAATGTTCATACGCAGAATAATAGTGTTGTTTTTTTGTCTGTCTATTAGGGTTTATCCTAATACAAATAATTTTATAGGCATGGCATATTAGAGGCTCTTTAAGGAGAAAGTAATGGCAACACTAAACGGCAGAAACGTGGTAGACATCGAGGTAGATGGTGTCGATAGTAGGGATTATCCCGATTTTTCAGATGCGTATTTTTGTTACGCTTGCTACGAGGATGGCACACCATTGACAGATGACGAGCTTAACAAGCTTACAGAAGACAATGGCGATATTCTGTACGAAAAAGCGTACGATTCACTTCACTAAGGAGAAAGTAAAATGATAAACATGGAATTTACGAAAGTAATTGATGTTGAACTTGGTTCAATTGTAGAGATCACTTCAGGCATTTATAGAGAACTTGTTATCCGCACAAAAGATGGTGATATCAGAATCACTCTTGTTGCTGAAAGTGATGAGTCCGAAATTAAAATTTTATCTTAAGGAGAAAGTAATGAAAACAAAAACACTCATTCATGTTCGTCAATTGTTCATGACGTATGATGCCCCCCCTCAAACAATTCGTAGCTACCAACGTCAATGGATTCGCTCTGTGCGCTATCTTGGCGACAACTGGTTGTTGGCTAAGAAAGTAGAACGTCTTGAAACTCCAAAACCTATTTGATAGGCAAGGTGATATCGTGAACAACTACATCATCGAATACAAAGAAGAGTACGCCTATACAAAGTACTGCCCATATTGCGTTCAACCCAAAGGACAAAAGTTTGTCTGTTGTGGTGAGATGGATTGGGTAGATTTCAAAGACCTTGATGACAACACTCAATTAGAAATCATCAAAGAAGAATACGACAACGCTTTTAAAAACCACAAGGTATAACATGACAGTAAATGACCTGCTCAAACTGAACGTAAACGAGCATACAGAGAAAAAAGGCAACCTGACATACTTGTCATGGGCATGGGCATGGGATCAAGCTCTTAGGGCTGACCCACAAGCTCATTTCCAAGTGCAAATGTTTGGTGACAAGTGCTATACAGAAATCAATGGCACTTACATGGTCTGGGTGACAGTCACTATGTTTGGCAAACCCATGACCTGCCAACTGCCCGTGATGGACCACCGCAACAAGGCCATCATTGCGCCTGATGCGTTTGCAGTGAATACATCCATCATGCGGTGTATGACAAAGGCTTTAAGCCTCCACGGACTAGGACTGTACATCTATGCGGGTGAAGACCTGCCAGAGCTTGATACAAGCCTTGTAGATGCAGTAGTAGCAGCCATCAAAGAAAGATACGAAACAGGTGATGAGCCTGGTATGTATGGCGAATGGGAATCCATTACGGATAACGAAGTTCGCATCAGGGTTTGGGATACTCTCAAGCCAGACAGTAAGGTAAGGTCTGCCATCAAGGCATATAAAGAGAAAATGAAGGAAAGTACATGAAACGCTTAGACGCAATTGCAACAGTGGGTGAATACAAAGACCCAAAAACTGGTGACATGAAGAAACGCTACTCCAAGTGCGGTTCAGTGTTCATCAATGACGATGGCAACATTTCATTCAAGATGGACACAATCCCTGTCGGTGCTTGGGATGGATGGCTAAACGCTCGTGAACCATTTGATGGCGAGAAACCCGCCCGTCAAAGCAATACCCCCACCCGAAAAACTAAGGGTAGTGGTTTTGATGACATGGAATCAGATATCCCCTTTTGATGTAAAGTAATCCTTGGGGGGAAAGCTGCGCAAAGGCATTTCAAGCTTGCGGACGAACAGTAATCCCCCCACCTTTAGGAGAAAGTAATGTTTAATTTATTTAAATTGTTCCGTAAAAATGCAAAAGACACCTCAATTGAGGCCGCTCAAAGCATTATTCCCGCT